GCACCGATGCTTTACTGCGCACTTTGGCACTGGCAACAACAGCAGGGAACTAATGAAATTTAACGACACCGACATATTATTTGCATCGCTGGTAGGCTCTAAAGTGATAGAACAAATCCCACGCTTTACTGCAGTGCAGAATGAGTTGATGAAGCACGTATTGCCTCCCTTCAATATTTTACCGGTGCAAACCGATCAAATAAATGTGGATGCGGTTAAAGGAGAAGCTCGTACAGATTTATGGCAAGCTGATGCGCCAACAGCTGAAGCAGATCAATTTTTCCCATTGTCATTATCAATAGATGGTCGAATTACTTGGTTTTTGCTCCCGTATGAGCCATTAATAACCATCAATGGTAAAAATGAGATCATTAGAAGAAAGGTTGCTAAATCAGCCTCAAATGATGGAGTAATTAAAAGGGGATCCATAAAAGAGCGTTGGAACCAGGATGATTATGAAATAACGATCACCGGGGTTTTGATTGGTTCAGTAATGACCGGGAATATGGGAGACTGTTTTCCATTGAAGCAGTTTCAGGATTTAAGGGATTTCCTTACTGCTCCGAAAAGTATTGATGTTAAATGTGCGCCTTTGCACGAGTTGGGTATAGATAAAATAGTAATAGAAGATTTCAGCTTTCCATTCACCAAAGGTGAAAATGTACAGGCTTATGAGATCAAGGCATATAGTGATTATGATTATAAATTATTACTGGATATAAATGATTAATAAAAATTTTATGAAAGCGACTTCGCTGGTTACAATGTTATGCATCTGTATGATGTGTTTCACGGGATTCGGGAATACTACAACCGACCTGGCCGAAAATTCGACAGATAAATTAGTCCAAACAGACTGTTTATTAAATGTAGCAGCTACTCCAGTAATGGATGTGGTATTTGATTCTTTGCCTTTGGAAGCAGTTAGCCTTTCTGAAAACAGGGTTGTTATTCTGGTACCGGAATTTGTAACCAACAACACATTAGTTTCAACCGTAAATCTACCCGATGAAGATGTAGGTTGGCAAACTAATAAACAGGATTACAACTCCAGCACAACTTTAAAACTACCCTATGAAGATAATGATCTATCAACATCTAAATCATTGAAAGATCCCGGAGGTGTATTGTCACTGTTTTATACAATAGATCAGATTGAAATATAAACACAAATATTGATTCAAATAAATTAAAAGCACCTGCCCAGGTAGGTGCTTTCATAACTATGCTTTACGACATCGATTGGAACATACAATTTAATACCCAGGGAAAAAGCTACAAGCTTGCCATATTGGCATCTTGTGAAGTTTTTTCTTCAGTAGATAATCTGGCAGATACGGCAACCATTGTTTTGCCGGAAGCGATTATGAACGAGGTTTTGAATTTTGAAAAAAAGATTGATCGTGGGACAGAAGTAGTTATACAATTTGGCTATAACGGCAATTTGGAAACCGAGTTTACAGGTTATATAAAGGATATAACCGTAAACGATAGTTCATTGAAAATACTATGCGAAGATTCTATTTTTCTATTTAGAAATGGGATCCCGGATGTAGAACTAAAGCCTACCTCTATTGCTAAAATTGCCCAGTATGTGATAGCTAGTATAGACGGTTCCTACAAATTGGATTGTACCTATGATATTGCTTACGAAAAGTTTACAATTCACCAGGCAACCGGGTACACGGTGCTAAGTAAGTTGCAAGAGGAAACCAAAGCCAATATATTTTTTGATGCAGCAAATAAAACACTTCATATCCATCCGCCTTATATAGAAAAAGGAGGGGTTGTGTCTTATTCAATGCAAGAGAATATTGAAGTGTCTGGTTTAGAATATAAGAACCGCATAGATACCAAAGTTGAAGTTACTGTTGAGAGTACAGATATTACCGGGAAAGTTCAAAAGACGGTTGCCGGAACTACTGGAGGAGATAAAGTAACCTTAAAAGTAGGAAGTATGGATAAGGCTTCCTTGCAACGTGTGGCAAATGCTGAGTTATTAAAACAAAGTGCGCCCCGCTATGAAGGTTCTTTTGATACTTGGTTGATACCTATGGTAAAACCTATGTTTTCTGCTCAAATAATAGATGAAGAGTATCCGGACAAAATAGGTTTCTATTATGTGCAAACTGTGGTTACCTCTATAACCGAAAGTGGAGGCAAAAGAACAATTACACCAGGAATAAAATTAAGCTAATGGCAGACCTGAAAGAACTTAAAAAACTAATCCGGGAAATTGTTGGCGCAAATTCCAACCTTCCTATTACAGCTACGGTAGTAAGCGTGCAAGGTGAGAGCTGCACGGTAGAATTAAGTAGTGGTTTAGTTCTTACAGATGTGAAGCTGAAGGCAACCATTTCTGAAGGGAACAATTACATGAAGCTTGTTCCTAAAAAAGGCAGTACGGTTTTGCTGTTGAGTTTGTCCGGGGATCTAAGCAATCTCACAGTGATCAAAGTAGATGAAATTGAAAAACTGGAATTTAAACAAGATGGCCTTGAAATTTTAATTGATAGTACCGATGGTAAGCTGGAGATAAAAAATGAACAGGTATCCTTTAAGGAGATCTTAGCCGATTTAACAAGTCTGTTAAACCAGTTCAAGGTAAATACCCCAGCTGGTCCTTCAACCAATATTATGCCGGACACGGTTGTATTAATAGATGCATTTGAAACCAAGTTTAAACAACTTTTAAAATAAATATTATGATGAACATGAGATTCAAATTAAGAAGGACTGATTATGTAATGATCGGCATAGTGATCGTCTTGATCATTGCCGGGATTATTCACATGATCGAAGCTGCTATGGAATTCATTGCAAATTTATTCTAAGATGGGAAAAGGAACAGGAATACAATTAAATGACACCAACGATACAGGTGAAATAATGGATGTAAAGATTGTTCCCGTGCGTGATGTTTCTGGAAAAATTATAAATGGTTTGGTAGTCGGAAATACCCTTGAGCAAAACAAAGCCTTGATTTTGATCACCCAGCCTGGAGAATTTAAGTTTAGGCCAGACTTGGGTGTAGGAATAGAAGATTTACTGCTCAGTAATGACCTATTGGAATACAGGCACAAAATACGCCGGGAGTTTGAAAAGGACGGATTGAACGTAAGCCGTGTGGATCTATATGAAGGCAAACCGTTTAAAGTGGAGGCAGATTATGAAGGTTAAACAGGGACAAAGTTTTTTGGATATGGTTGTACAGGGAACCGGGAGCATTGAGAATGCTTTTGAAATGTCCCTTGCAAATGAAAAAAGCATCACCGATGCGCTTGCAATTGGAGAAGAGGTAGCAGCTACTTCAATAACAAATAAAATAATACAAAAGCTGTTAAGCCAAAATGAACCGGCAACTGCCATCGCTAATTATGGGATTGATTATAACCCGGTAGCTGATGGAATTGGAGCAATGATCATAGAAGAAACATTTATTGTAAGATAATGGGAAGAGCAAAAAATGAAATAAAAAACGAAATGACAGCCAGGTTTATGGCTGATCCAACCTTATCTGAAAAATACGTTTTTGAGATTGGAGCATCCTTTGAAAAGGAATTTTCCCTTTTGAGTTTTGAAAATATTGTTTTTGAAATTATAGCCTTCGCCATGTTCCTTCATGAACTCATTTTTGACAATCACAAAAAAGAAATCGACGATAAAATATACAATCAAAAATCTGGAAGGCCACAATGGTACCGATATATGGCTTTGCAGTTTCAGTATGGTTTTGACCTGATTACCGATACTGACAAGTATGACAATTCCAACGCTACGCCTCAGCAAATTGAAGACTCCAGAATAATCAAATATTCCGCAGTAACCGAAACTGCTGATGAAAGCCGGATGATCTTAAAAATTGCTGGAGAACAGGCAAATGAACTTGCGCCAATTGCACCTGAGCAAAGAGCAGCTTTCGATTTTTATTTGAAAGAATTCAAATTTTCAGGGGTTAAGATCACGGTGATCAATTACCTCCATGACCGATTGTTTTTGAACCTGAGGATTTACCGAGACCCTCTTGTATTGGATGAGAATGGAATGAGTATCCTAAACGGGAACTTTCCGGTGCAGGATGCAATTAAGGAATATATGAAAGAACTGCCTTTTGATGGGGAGTTTGTGATAGCCCATTTTGTGGATAAGCTTCAAAAAGTACCTGGAGTAAAAATACCACATGTAATTAATGTGGAAACCTCCTGGATAGATCCGGTGGTTGATGATTACGGAGTGCCTATCCCAATTGAGGTAAAGGCCATCCCGGTAAGTGGATATTTTTCAGTAGTGGATTTTAATAGTATTGAATATGTGGTATAAAGTAGACTTCAATAAGTTGCCTGTTTCCTTGATGCTTGTAGGGGTTAGAAAACCTGCGGTATTGGGCTTCTTATGGTCTTTTATAAAGCCACTTACAACATTGCACCAGTTGTGGCAAGTAATGCGCCTGGACAACATTTATAAGCTTGAGCATAACGCCCAGGTCTGTTATTTCCGGGCTGCATTGAATGATCGGTTTGATCCTGATTTAAGACGAATTTACATTGATGAAGGAACGACTTCCAATACTACATATATCTATACTCCTGGTGAACATCGACCAAAATTTATAGGTACCATTTATTTATACCAGGCATTGGAAGTTGAAGGTGGTGCCGACTTTTTTGTTTATGTGCCTTCAGAAATTCTGGCATCACAATTATATGAAATAAGGGCTTTAATTGATTTCTACCGACTGGGAGGAAAACGATATTTAATAGTAGAGATATGAACAAATTTAATTTTAATAACACAGGAGGGTTTCCGTTTGAGCTTGATAGCTTAGATGAGATGTACCAAGCTTTTAACCTACTTAATAGTATAGGTGAAGTCTCCGGAGACAAAACAATTCTCAAAGGCTGTACGCTTACCGGCTCCAATGTTTCTGATGGGGTGGTTTATGTGAATGGTGAAATGTTCGAGTTTAGGGGAGGAAATAAACTCACCAGCGTTAAAATATTCGAGGAGGCCATTAAAAAGGATTTTGAAAACGGGGAACAAAAAGAAGTGTTCTTTCACCGTTGGGTTGGCTTTGGTTCTGGCGCAGGTAGTATGCCCTGGGCAGATTTTAAATTGGTCATTTCTTTAAGGGAATTGCAAGGCAGACTATTACCTCCCGGAACAAATCCACAGATGTATACAGGTTCTATTACTGAAATTCCAGACGGATGGCAGTTATGCGATGGAACCAATAATACGCCTCCGCTTAAAGGGATGTTTATAGTTGGTTACGATCCAAACGATGTGGATTATAATGCTATTGGTAAAACTGGTGGTGAGAAAAAACACAGTTTAACAGAAAATGAATTAGCATCTCACGATCACGATCTTACGAATACTGTTTACAGTGGTGAAGCTGGTGGTGTAAATGCAGGGGATAAACTTTCATATACCGGAAATAGTTACGCCAGGGAAGTAACCAAAACAAAACTGGCAGGTTCTGGATATGCACATGAGAACAGACCGCCTTATTTCACACTGGCATATATAATTTATACAGGAAACTAACATGGCAAAAACAACTTTAAGCACAATAAAAAACTGGTTTAAAACTGGTTTAAAACCTACTCAATTGCAATTTTGGGCAGTGTTTGATAGCTTTTTTCATAAGGATGAAAAGATCCCTGTTTCATCAATTGAACTATTGCAAAATTAT